AAATGTGGGCTTGGGACCACGCTCTTTCGCATGATCGGGCTGCATTGGTCATAAGTTGCTTGTTCTTCTCATCAAGGAAGCCAAGACCTGCAGCACTGTCGATACGCCCCTTGCTGGCAGCAAGGTCACGGAATGGATTGATCTGGTCCATCATCTGCTTAGCAAAGGCGGCTGTCTTGCCAGGGATCTCGCCAGAACTAAACGGTGCAATGTTGAACGGACGGAAGCCAGGGTCTACCGCATCTGGTTCGTAGGGCAGGACTCGGAGGCCACGGCCTACGTCACGCAAAGCAGCACGCTCGTTGAACTGACCTTGAGGCATCACAAGGATGCCATACTGATCAATATCGCGGATGTTGTTGAAGAGAGACTTCATCAACTTTTCCATCTCACGATTCACGGAGAACAGCAGGTCGAACAGACCGTTGCCGTGGAACGTGCCGGTCTCCATAAAGCGTGCAAAGCCGATGGGGCAGTACACCTCTAGACCATCAAACTCCTTGTCGTCCAGCACGTAGTCACCGGAAGTCACAACGTACCGGTCCACCATGTCGTGGGTGCTGAACAGCCACAGTTCACGGATGCGTACAAGTTTCTGTGTGGTTTCTTTCTTGTTGTCGCCGCCGTAACCTGTCTTGCTGGTGTTGTACCGAGGACCAAAGGATGCACCAGGCGCGTCGTCGCCGTCGTATGGGTCGATCTCTTCGCCTGCTTCTACCTCAAAGTAGTACATCTTCTGGAGGTTTGAGCGTACCCGGCGACCAAAGATCTCTTCGAGATATGTCAAGGGGACGACACGCTCACGGATTAGACCACGCTGCTTGGTGTAGTCATGCCCGAGCGAAGGGAAAGGATAGAGTTCTCTCGGGTGGACAACTTCGTAATCAGTGGTAAGACCAACTGTGGGGTGGTCAGTAATGTGGCCTGCAATACCACAAGAGCCCAACGTGACAAAGATGTGCGCAAACTGCGACAGAACATCATCTAGGTGATCCTGTTTCGTAATCGCATCTGCGATGACCTGCCCGATGGCACGATCACGAATGTGTGTAAGGGCAGATCCCGTACGGTTAATCTTGGGCCGTACGTCCATGGAGTTGATAATACCAGACACCCTATCAATAGCCGATAGAAGTTCCTGGCTCTGATACTCCATGTTTCCATTTTCGTCTAGGTAGTGCGGTTGCACCATGCCGCTGGTGGGGTCGAACAAATCAAAACGTCGAGCACCATTGAGGTAGTACCACGCCAAGGCCCAGGTGGTGTACCGATACTGGAGACGGCTCTCCTCTCGGTCAACATGGGTGTTAATGAGATCACAGAGTGCCTGTGGGTTCTTGGTCAGTTTGTATTTATCAAGTGCCACTGTCGTCAGACTCTTCCTTAGGTGCAGCCGCTCCTCGTGGAACGTATCCCGGCGGGACACCACGAGACTGCAAGGTCACATCATTTAGATTCAAATCTATTGGGATCCGCTGAGAGGCGGGACTTTCCGTAGGCGGAGGCTCCTCTTTGACCAAGCGTCCTGCGGTGTGGTGGTAATACACCTCCATGATCTGGTTGAAAAAACGCACTGGCACAACGACGTGCTCAGTTCCTAGTTCAAACTTTGGAAGATCCTCCTGCATCGTCTTGCCTCCTTTGCATAAGCATCTGGATGTCCTCTGGAGTTAGTTTATTTATATCTAAGCCAAACGCAATAGGGTTGCCAAAACTGTCGTAGTACTCACCCTGACGCAAGCGGTCTACAGGGTCTATCTCTACTTCTTCTTCAACACGCTTCATGGTGCGTCCTCGGATGATGTACATCGACATAGATACGGTATCGAGTTCGTCATCGTGCTGGAGACCACCGTCTCGCGCCTCAGGGTTGAACTGCTCGATCTGATCAAACAGTGACCGCCATGGCTTCTGGTATCTCTCACGCATAGGCATCTTGATACGGCCATAGTCAAAGCGTCTGAGCAGCGATGCAATCTTTGCTGTCTTGGCTGTCATGCCCGGATTGAACTTACGGATTCGTGGTAAGAAGTCTACCTCCGCCATGTCTGCAGATTTGGTGGTGACGATAGACATCAGGTCGTCGTATACGCTAATGCCTTCTTTGATTGCCTCGATGTGCACAGTAGGGCAACGCCAGCGGTCAGCCATATGCAGGATTGCGTTGACCAGTTTCTGTTGCTGACACTGCTGCGACCACATGTCTAGGACAAACAGGTTGTTGTCGCTGTCCACCGCCATCAAGGTGCAGACCTTGGAGTCCGAGTCTTTTGTTGCGGTGTAAGACGTATCGACTGTCATAAACTGACGAGTGCTTGCAAGCAGGGAGGCAAGGGACTTCTTGACTTGCACCCACTCGCCATCTTGCTGAGTGTGGTATACGACGGTGGTGTTGGAGTTGCGAGGGTCTTGCTCAAACGCAAGGTCCGGAGATTCGAAGTGGTATCCGTGTACTTCTTCTTCTAGGTTTGGGAAGAACACTTCGTCGCCCGAACCAGGCTTTGCCATGTATTCGGAGAGATAGTTGGCAGTGCCGATGGTCTCTTTGATTTCGTCAAGAGACACGCACTTTTCGAAACGGCTATTTGTTTTTGCCAGTTCAAGGCGTTCTTGTTTGGTGGCTGGCCACATGTCGGGCCAGCAACTTCGCTTTTGTCCTTGGGAGTCTTCATACTCTGACCTAATAATGATGCGGTCCCACTTGTTGAAACGCGGGTCGCGGGCCTTACCGTCGTTCACATCCATAGCGTGCCATGCAAAGTGTCGACGAGACACGAAGGTGGCAAGCCATCGCGCGCCACAACCCGCACGCATAACCATGGGAAGAACAACTTTGAATAGAAGTTGATCCATGTACTCACGAACCAACGACATAGAGGTAGACGCCTTGGGGTCATACTCTGGGTCGTCCAGAATGTACAGTCTTGGACGGCCACCTCTTTGTTTTGACTCCGCGCTGATGCACCTTAGCCAACTTCCGTTCATGAGTTGCATGTGAGTATTCCCGTACGGAGCCTCGCCACGCTTTGGAACCAGACGACCTGAGGGCGTTTCTGGCCCAAAGTCGTCGTTTATTCTTTCGTTGAAAGTGTACTGGTCCTTGATGCTCTGACCAACGCCTTTGGTGTTGTCCCCTGTCGACGTTGCATAAAGCACGCTGAACTTCGGGCGGGCCAAAGTTTCTAGCAGGATTGATTTTTTTACGAGACTTGATTTTGCGGAGCCTCGAGGCGCGATTGCGATAGAAAGTCTTTGGCTTGCCCATTGTCGTGCGATGTCGTAGTGCATCTCTGGTGTAGCAAGAGGTGCGTCATCATAGAACATCGGATCGAACTCAACATCGAGGTCGGGATGTAGGTACCAAAAATCAAAGAATCTCAAACTATCTACATATAGTTTGGATGCTTGTCGGGATGTGATACCTGGTACAAGGAATAAACGACAAGCGTTTGTTCGCGCCTGTCGTTGACCGTCCTCAGAAAGTTCCCCGTAATCCGCAGGAAGCGGATAGTAAGGGTTCCCCTTCTGTTGGATAATCTTGGCTGTCAATCTAGTTCCATCGCCCAACGCAAGAACGCAGACCGTGCAGCAGTCTGGGCTGTCGCGTGTGATAAGGCAGCAACGTCTTCACGAACAAGAGATCGCATCGAGAGGACATGGACCAACGCCTCGTATTGGTGTCGCAAAGGTCCGCCTTCGATAAACAACTCTTTATGAATCCGGCTCGCTGCTTCCTCTGGGCTCTTGCACCAGTCCCTCACCGGGTCCTGCAAAGCCATGTCCTGCAGCGTCGGCAGGGCGTGCTGGTTCAGTTGTAGTGGAGTCAGCGTGCTTAGGTAATCCGCTACTTTTTGAACAATCATCGGCCTCTGCTTCTTCTTTGCTGGTGTAGTGTTCGATACGGTTTTGCGCTTCGTTGTCTTCTTGGCCACTGTCTGGTGCCTCTTGAAGTCTGTGGAGGAGTGTTTGGGTTGACAATACACGACGAACGGGTTGTCCGTCCTGCCCAACACCCTCATGTACCTCAGAGACTTTACCAACCATTCCGTTTGCCTGTGCAACATCTTTCATAATGGTGCGAAAGTGGCGAAGACCGGCAAGAGATATCTTCGCATCAGGGTCGCGGATATGTTGAACAGTAGTTTCTAGTTCTTCTTTGATGTCAAAACGTGACGCGTTGATACCAGAGGCGGCACCCTCCATAGAGAAGAAACCAAATACCGCGTCAGTAGGCTCAGCCTTTTTAATCTCACCCTGCTTTTTCATAGTTTGAGATCCTTTCTTCTGCGCTGCTGTGCCTTAGAAGGTGCCAACTGGAACGCTGCATCACGCAATCGCTCTGCTGCGGCGCGGGTTGTCTGCTGCACCGCACGTGTGAGTTCGACGCCGTTGACGCGCTTGGCAGCCAGCAGTTCCTTGGCCAGTTCTTCGTAGTTGGCAAGGACGGCCTCAGCGTCCAACTTGGTCTTGCCTCTCTTGGGCTTGCGATTCTGGGCCAGAGACTGGCA